TAAGCTCTTACCATTATTTCATTTGCTTTCATTTCATAATCTTCACATGAAATGTTAAAAGCAATTAATTCATCGACACTAAAAGCTAATGTCACAAGTTCATCACAAGAGAAACAGCCACTAACAGCCCACATCATCCAGTTAATATCGGTATTTCTGTCATGCCAAACTTTATCTCCATTAAGGTAATCCCTAACAATACTGTGAGGGTAAGTCAGCCAATAGATTCTATCAACATCTAACTGTTCAACGAGCATATGTTTAGCGTCATGTAACCACTGATAAATAGTCCAACCAATAGGTAAACTATTATACATAAGCTGACTAGCTTCATTTATAGTTAGTCCAAGCCTATTCCATTCATCAACAGTTAATGCTTCTTGACAGCTAAACACAAACATATTGTTTAGTGCATACTGTATCTCTTTCAGTTCACCATCTGTAGGGTCATGTACCCATACAGTAGTGAATTCAGGTATTTGGTCTAAAATCTTCTGCAATTCAACCTGAACATAATCTCTTAAACTAGCTGTTGTACTGTTAAGAACAACATTCATATAAGCAATCTGTTCATCAATTGTATCAGTTAAAGATTTTTCAAGCGCATTTACCTGACTCTGAATTGCTGCAAGCTGTGTCTTAACTTCAAGTTCAAGGCTGTCAAACTTAGTATCAACTTCATTCAACTTAGCATCAACTTCATTGTTGATATCATCCTTTAACGCATTAAATAACGCTGTGATAGTAGCTTCAAAAGAATCAATCTCTTGTTCAACAGCTTCAACTCTTCCATCTAAAGCTGTTACGCTATCATTAAGAAAATCCACATTATCGTTAAGAGCATTAACAGAATCAATAGTGTCGTTAAGACTATTAACAACTTTACATAGTAATTCATAGTACGATAAACTCTCGTCATAGACCAAAGGTAAAATCTTGTGACACATAAAGCGTAACTTTGTTAATTTGTTTACATCAATATATGCCATTAGTTTGTTTCTCCTTTTACCATAATTGCATGAACAAACTCTCTAAAGAGTTTATAACTTGTAAATCAATATTTAAAAATGTATCACGATACTCTGTAAGCATCTGTGAATACGTAATCACACCATCTTTGCCAATCTCTTTGTTTTCGTAGCTGTCTGTGCCATTGGTATTCTTTGCGTTATCGTCTGTTATTTTTCCTATTTCATTGATGCTCTTGTCTGCTACTTCTGTTTTTGATGTGTCTGTTACGTTATCGGTTTTTGTTGTTGTGTCAACTTCTGTGTTTGTAACTACAGTATCAGATTTATCTCCGTTTGCATTATAGGTTTCTACAATGTTACCATGAGTATCTGTAACTGTCTGTCCATCAGGAGTTGTAATATTATGAGTAGCATTTGTCAAATATGAATTATCTGACAATGAACCATTACCAGCATTAACTATTCCATTAATACCACCCTGAGGGGTATCGCTAAATAGTGTCCAACTATCAGCGTCACTATTTACCACATTTGTGCGAGTATCATCACCCTGTGTAGTTGTCTTAGAATGTCTAAGTGTTGTGTTTTCTGTTGTTTCTTCTTCACCAGTTGTTCTAGCTGTACCATCGAGAGTTTCTTTCCCAATCGAATTTACAGATTCGTGAATAGCTGTTGACTTAGATGTATCTCTAGCATTATCAACTTTTTCATCATCGTTGTACTCACCCTCATGGGTTTTTGTGAGGTTTCTGTTTTCTAATGGGTCAAACTTAATCAGTTCACTTTCATATAATTGATTATAGTAGGGCATAATCTCTTTTAGTTTAGTATTTAATTTTAATTTCCATAAGCCAACTGTCTCATATGCTATCTCTCTACTATAATAGTGTAACAAAATTTTCTTGAAAAGTAAAGACTGGTGCGATTTAGAAGTATCGCTAGGGAAAGTAGGTATGTTATCAATATCAAAAATCTTATTATATGAATTGTCAATACAAGTCTGTATGTCTGTATATTCACCCTGCGTTTTTCTTCCAGCATATTGTTCGCAAATAAATCTGACTTCTGTTGTATATTTACTCATACCTTACTCCTTTCCACTTCTTGTACGTGTGTCTCTAACCATTGTCTTATCTTCACCACTCTCAGTATCATTAGCAAGTGCGAATTCATCATCAAGTTCTCTGAAATCCTCACGATACTGTACTTCAATATTAAGACCAAACATTTCATTGATTTTATCAGCACATTCCCTACGCATTTCAAGTCTGCTCTGTCTACTAGCTATAGTTCCACCCATTGAACGTACAGCTTCATCGGATATGAGTCTTTCTTTCTTTTGCACATTTAAGTTTGAAATTCCTAAGTAGGTAAGCGCTTCATTCCATATCTGATTTTTAAGTTCCATGAGGTCGCCACAAAGATAAGGAGCATCGGTCTTAAGTACTGTAAATGAGCCATTATTAAGCCCAAGATTTTTACTACCAAAAATGAAAGGTTCATTGCCCTCATACTGTTTATACACGTTTCTAAGAGCAAGACGCTCATCCTCTTCACACAAAACAAGAATTGGTGTCTTTTGTGCTTTAAGATTGGTGTCGATAGTTCTGTCTATTTCATATAACTTCTTAGCATAGAAAGCCATAGCGGGATATGTTGGTGTTCTTAAAAGGTTATTCCATATTACAACAGAATTATCCTTTGTTAAGTTCTTGTGATAGCCATTATCAGCATAAGCTAATCTATCCTCAGGTATTCTATAGATATCAAGTTTTCCACTTAAAGCTGTCTGCATTACAACGTACTCATCAAGTTCAGCATCTTTGAAAAATAACGCCTGCCCTTGAAAGAAAAGTGTGTACTCAAGAAAACGCCAATCTATAGGAGCTGGAAGATTTTTCCATTCAAACATAGACATACCCAATTCCATAAGGCGTGATAAATAATACTGTATAGCAAATTCGTTATTACCAGCACTTTCCCAAAAACTGTAATCAGTTTTAGGCATTGTTATTTTATTTTTTCTTCCCATAACTTTCTCTCCTTATACAATCGGATTGTTCACAGTATCTTGTGTAACACTCTGTCTATAGTTACCAATATTATCACCATTATGCCAAAATGTTATACCACCATCAAATATCCTGCCTATAGCTTCTTTTGATGATGCAGGCATATTACCAGCTATTTGACAATTTTCTGTTTGAACAAAATTCCAATATTGCCTGCCATTTAAGTTAGGCTGTTTTATCCTATTTACAGCATATCCAAACATTGAAAAGAAATCATCAATTCTTTTAGCTTCATCAGTTCTGATATGTCCGTTATAGAAATAATACTCAAGAGTTCTCCATGATACACCTATTTGTGGAGTATTTTTACCCTTAATGATGTTAGGAGCATAGGCGATATCTTTCCACTGATAATCAATTTTATTCTGAGCTTCTTGAATATCAGCACTCATATTCATTAAACCACTTACACCACTAGCCATCCTATTAACGCCATTCAATATTCCATTGAATTGCTGTTGTGTAGGATAAGCAGATTCAGCGAAAGCTGATGCACTTACACCAGTGTCTACAAAACCACCAACAATATCTGTAACTCCTTGTGTAGTTCCACTTATAGCTCTAGCAGAATTTCTAAGTGCTGTTATTTCTGCTTCATTCTGTAATTTTGTTTGACCACCACTGGCAACCCATGCCTGATAAGCGTCAACATTGGCACTATTTTTAGGAAAGTTGTTTATAGTTAATCCCTCATTATAGTTTTCTGTGATACCATTATAATCTCTAGGATAGCACTCAACCATTCCACCACCAAGAGGGTTACTCATTACACCAAAGACAACATTTTCATCAACATTATCTCCTGCCCAGTATTCCCATCTATAAATAGCACTATCACCATTATGAGTAGTAACGTATAAGAATGAATATGGATATGAATATAACTTATTATTTTTTGGAGTATATCCTTTAAAAGTCGATGGGTGTTTCACTTGAATTTGTTTTAATGCAAATGGGTATAAATCTTCCATTAAATCTGTTGGAAATGTATATAAGTCAACTATATCAGCAGATTGTAACTGTTTATCCCAACCGCCTAGTGCTGTATTTATTGCACCCTTAATAAAATCGCATTGTGCTTCTGAATTAGCTGGATAATATTCTGTCTTTGTACCGCAGAATAAGCCATAGTCAAACAAATATTCAGGTTCAGCACTGGTCGATAATACTACACTATAATCTTGAAAATAACCACTTGTATTAGTTGCATCATTATTAGTATTAGCATTATCATAATCATAAATATCACTACCTATAGGTTCACTCTCAAGATTGGTACTGAATGTATCATCTGAAACATGTTCTCTTCTTACCATACATGGCAATACAGTACCATTCTGTATAAACCATGTTTGCATAACATCTATTTCATATGTAATTAGAGCTGTATTTTCATTAATATATTCAACAGCATTAATGAAAGCGTAAAACCATTTTGAATTAGTTCTTGTGTTCTTAAACCTAAGATAAGTGCAACCCATAAGAGATGTAGCATCGTCTTTGATTTTAATTTGGTTTCTAGTATATCTTACATAAGAAATCTGTTGATATGTCTTATAGACCTTACTGGTAAACCAAGTATCTTGCGCACCCTCTGATGCAAAATATATGGTGTGCATATATCTATTGTCAAGGTTAATACCTTGAAATAATTGTACTATACTGTTTGGTTCAACATAACTCATATTATAATCCTCTCTTAAAAGAAAAGGGTCACGTTTTCACGCAACCCCTTTCATTAACTTACCATCAAGAGATTGTAAGTGTGCAAGTGTCTGTCTTTGTTGGGTCAAATACAGATGCAACAGTTATAACAGCTGTGCCACTAACTCCTGCATCAATCTGTACTACACCACCCTCTGTAACTGTTACACCAGTTGTGTCTGATGTATATGTTACTTCCTGAGGAGCATAACCAGTAGCAACAACAGTTGTTGTAAGTGCAAGTGATGTACCAGCTTCAACTGTAGCTGTTGCAGGTGTTACTTCAACACTTGTAATAGCTGGTGTATCAGGTACAAATACAATAGCATTACTAAATGGTGATGTTGAGAATGTTTTCCACTGATGGTAGAAATAGTTCCAATATAGACCCTGTCCATTTTCGACTTCTCTGAACTCATTGAGGTTGTCGAAAATCATCCAAAAGTTCTCATCAACGAGACACATTGGAAGTGAGTCAAGAGCTGTAAGCTGTGCGCTTGTCAGTTCTACATAATATGGGTCATCAGCAAACAGCTCTGCAAGTCTCTCATTATCGAGTTTTCCAAAGCTATCAATGAGGATTCTCTGACCCATAAACTGTGCCTTATCCATATTGAAAGCTGATGCAAGAACATTAACGTCCATAGATGCGTCAAATAGTGCATTAATGATAAGATACTGATTAGCCTTATCTGTGTGCTGGAAAACGTGTGCAGGATTGTATTTTCTCTCAGGGAACTCAATTACATTTGAGATACCCTTTACAGTTGATACAATGTCTGTCATGTTTGCTTTTGTTACAGCAGGAATCTGTACTGGGAACATTCTACCATTGAGAATTGTTCTAGCCAGCATATACTTCATTGTAAGGAACTCGTCATAGTTAGCTGATGTATAAATAGAAGTCATTATGTAAGTAATGAGGTCATTCATACCACTAGCACTAAGGAAAGCCTTAGCAAGTCTCTGTCTTTCAATAGTTACTTTATAAAACTTCTGATAGTTCATTACATGGAAAGCTGCGCGTACATCAGGTGGAACTCTCTTAAAGAGTGTCTCTTCTGCATCTGCTGGGTCAAACTCATAAACTCTTGTAAGGTCTACAAATACTTCCTCAACAGTTTCACCATATTCCATCATACCTTTTTTAAATCTAGTCCAAGGATTTTCAAAGAGTTTAGATGTGATGTATACTCTAGCAATTCTGTTAATGAGTGCACTAAGGAACTCATTCTGAAGTGCTGGTACATCCATAATAATCTTACCAATCTGCTTCAACTCTGAAACATCTGTAATTGGTGGTACATAATCTTTATAATAGTTACTATTGTTGTTACGTAATGCGTTAACAATATTAACAGCATTAGTATCAAGAGTAACTTTCGTTGGTCTTGTAGGCATAACTTATCTCCTTTCATTCTGCTGTTGAAAATAAATCGTCAACAGTTATCTCTTCTGCTCTTTTTTCTTCTTCACTTCTATTATCAAGAAGTGAACCTGCGTTATTGTTATTGTTGTTGTTTTCGTTGTTTGTATTGGCATCTGATGAATAGAATGTATCACGATATTTCTTTCTCCAAGTTTCATCCAGTTCTTCTTTTTCTTTCAAAACTGTTTCATACTTGACTTTCCAATCATCCTTTTCATCAGTAATGGTGTCTTTTACATCTTCCAAAAATGATAAGGCATCATCGTCTGTTCTATCTCCGACCATGAGTTTTGCTTTATCCATAAATTCTTTTGCTGATAATTTTGCCATTTTATTCTCCTTATTTTCTTAATAGTGGGTACATCCATATCGGCATCTTCTTTAAAGGTGTTATTATTTTTGTTGTGGGTGGTACATAGCTGTCACCAGTAAACGTTGCTCTTAATATTATATCCATTGAGCCAATGTAAAGGCTGTTGTTGGAAATTGTTTCATTATAATTAAGAACTATATTACCCTTTAATACTTCCCATTTTGTAAATGAATCACTTCCTTTGGGTGTAGCTATTAGAGATATTAAATCGCCAGTATTGCCATATAAAGGATTAACTGTTACGTCACCATTTCCGACTATTATTACTGAAACTGTATAACCATAAGTTGAGCCGCTATAATGATTATAAAATGTTTCTGCCCAATCTCGTCTATCTTGAGCACCACTCGTTGTACCCTCATAGACTTTTCTAAAATAATCAGTTAAATCATCCAATGATGTATTGGTATTAGACATAACTGCAATAATACCTGTAAAACCAGCCCTTGAATTTAATTCCCATTTAAAGTAATTCCATTGGCGGTCAAAACTCTCAATAGGATGTGAGCTATCAACTCCAACGTTTGAACCATAATAATCATAAAGGTCTGCTTTTCGTGAGCTAGTAGTCCATTGTGCTAATCCATAACCTTTACTATCATTTATGAAATCGCTTCTTGAATAACCCGTAGGATACTGTATATTTGTACCGCCATTCACAGCATCTGTATAATATGTTGTTAAGGTTGTTCGTTGATTACCAGTATCACCTTGAAGTCTGTTTGGGTCGCATTTACTTTCAACATACCAATTACCAAGAACAGCACAAGCACCTTTTTCATTACCATTAAATAATGCTAGTAATAAATTATGTAAAGCTGTAAGATAACCATTGTCATAAACATCTGTCCAAGGATAAGCCATTTTAATATCCTTTACAATAAGCTCTGAATTGTTGTTTAGTTCCGTTAAATATATCTTTGTCGTATGGGTCGTCAGTATATTGCCACATAGCCCATATAGGATAAGTATATACTTTAGGCTTCTTATCATTGTTATAGTGTGCAACCCATAAGCCATTGCCATTTTCTAACACTGGTTTAAGTTTCTTTGTATACCAACTTGAGCAATATATAAGAGGCTTTTTACCATATTCTTTTTCAACAATGTTGAGCCAATCTATAGCCCATTCGATAGGCTGGGTTAATGCTTTTTGCTCCCAATCTAAAACGAGCATTGCGTCTTTACCATATACACCAATTGTTTTGCAAAAGTTTTGTGCTTCTTCTTTCGCTCTATTTCTTTCAGGTCTTGCATAATGGTAAAAGCCATATAGCTTGTCATTAGGAAGTATTTCTATATATTTATCCATGCAAGGGTCTTTATATGTCACGCCCTCAGTTGCTTTCATTATTATGAAATCATGCTTTGATAAATCTATAGTTGCTTTTCCTTTTGTTGGAAATATTTGATATTTATTATGATGTGATATATCAATACCTTTTAGCATTAATCTTTCTTCTCCTTGATATCCCTATACTCAGTTATATCAATTGTTTTCTTTGTGCAAGCATAAGCATCGACTATTGCTTCACCTATTACGAATGAGCCTGCAAGTGATAGACCACCTAATGCTACAATTGAGTTATTACAAAATGTTGCAACAACTGATACACCAAGACCAATAACAGCTACAATAAATTTTCTACTCATATACTTTGACTTCATGTTTCTATATCTCCTATTTTACTATCTTGTTTGTACTTGTGTAAGTTTTCATTTTTTGCTTTCCAAAAATAAAATCCTACAGCTATTGTTGATAACTTTGTAATTCCATCTATGAGTGTTACCAGTGGACTACTGTCCGACCAACAAAAGGTATATACCAATGTACATATAGTGATAATCCCTAGTCCACTTAGTAATACCCACAATAGTAGTTTTGAGGTTTCAATTTTTTCTTTTTCATACATTGCCATCCTCTGTTCTATAAGGGCGAGTCTCTCTTCTGTATGGGAAAGACCATCTACTTTCTTTTCTAAGACCTCTAATCGATAATTTGTCAACCGACTAGCTGAAAGCGCACCAAGCCCAGCCCCGGCTAAGGATGAAAGACAAGATATGATACCAAGAACTATTTCATTAGGCATAATCGTAATCTCCTCTTGACTTCTACTACAGTTATGATATAATAAAAATTTGCATTTGTCAATATTTTGTGATATAATTTCCTAAAAGGAGTTAATCATGGGCGAATATTACGATGGTACAAAACTATTATCCATGAAAGATTTAAATGGTAATCAACCTGAGATTTACCTTAGTGTTGGTAATAGGTCTATTGGTAAGACTACATGGTTTAATAGATATGCTGTTAAGAAATTTAAAGAAAAGCATAGAAAATTCTGTTTAGTTTTTAGATGGAATTATGAGCTTGTTGAATGTGCAAATAAGTTCTTTAAAGACATTCAAAGATTGTTCTTCCCTAATGATGAAATGACAGAACGTAGACGTGCAAATGGTATTTATGTTGAATTGTTTCTTAATGAACAATCATGTGGGTATTGTGTAGCACTAAATAATGCTGACAGTTTAAAGAAATTTTCTCATCTGTTATCTGATGTTGATATAATGATTTTCGATGAATTTCAAAGTGAGAATAACCATTATTGCCCTAATGAAATTAACAAACTTATGTCTATTCATACATCAATTTCAAGAGGAAATGGTGAGCAAGTAAGATATGTACCATTGTTTATGATGGCTAATAAGGTTAGCTTGATTAATCCTTATTTCTTAGCACTTGATATTTCCGATAGGCTTAAGGATGATACTAAGTATCTGAGGGGTGATGGTTTTATCCTTGAACAAGCGTTTATTGAAAGCGTTGCTAATGAACAACTTTCCAGTGGTTTTAATAGAGCTTTTAAGAATGAAGATTATGTAAAATATTCTGCTATGAATGTTTACCTTAATGATAATACAGCTTTCATTGAAAAGCCTACTGGTATATCAAAATATGTCGCTACAGTTAAGAATGGTGATAGAACATATGGCATCAGATATTATTTCCAAGATGGATTATATTTTATGGATAAATCTGTAGATAATGATTATAAAGTAAAGATATCATTTGATGCTGAAAGCCATGAGACAAATTATATCATGGCTGGTAGTGGTAATCCAATGGTAACAATGTTACGTTTATCATTTGAAAGAGGGTTATTTAGATTTAAAAACCAAGAATGTAAAAGTGCTTTCTTTGAAATGTTAAAATATAATATTCTTTGAATGTCTATTCGAGTATATGTCTTACATTCCTTAAGAGTGTGTAGAAACAGCTCTTGATTGAGTCCACTCTGAGTTTCCAGTATGTTGCTGGGTGTGAAAGCTTATACTTTGTGAATAGTAAAAGGAGATAGGTGAAGTCCTATCTCCTTTTTAAATGTCTCTCAATGTAAAATCAACTTCTTTAAGTATTACACCACCTTTTATTGTTACTGGTAACAACTTGGATGGTACTACTAAACCTACTTTGAAATCGTCTAAAGTACGTTTTACTTTTAAGAAATCCTTGTACTTTTCTTTCTGCTTATCTTTTAACTCTAGTTTTGTATCTTTATCGAGCCACTCTTCACCCATTGATGCAAGGAATAATTCTTTACAACTTGTCGGCATCCCTGCACACTTTACATTGTAATAAGGATGTTCAATAGGTTTTAAATCCTCATGTGTTACGTGCTCAACATATGTTTTCTGTCTTATAAATTTAGCTATATCCCAACAACTTTCTAACTTCCATGCACAAAAATCGTTATCACTTACTCGTATACCCTTAATTTCACTAGGTGGTAAATCACAGTGTATACTATCAGTATCAGCATATTTGAAACCATGTTTGTCAACACCATAAAAATTCTTTTGTGCTGCTCGTATTGTAAAATTTCTTGAATAAGATGTGATTGCTGAACCGCAAGCAATGAACACTGGGCTTTTGTCCATTTCTGCTACTATGTTATAGTGCAATGAACCATCAGGTAGTACTTCTGCATATTTGAATGATGAAATCATAGAGGTTGCAAGTTTACCATAAAGATTGTTGAGAAACAATTTTGCTTCTGTTCTTTTAGCTCCTTTGTTCTCCATCTTTATCTTCTTATACTTGTTGATATATTCATCAAATATACCACTATCAGCATAAAACCAGCAACCATCAAGAATTTCTAAATCTTCTAGGTCGTAGTGTTCTTTGATTAATTGATAATCTGTGCAAGTCAAGGTGAGTTCAACAATTGTATCATGTAAGTTACCCTCAGGATCATAATATTCTCTATAATATTTTCCATCTTTTCTGTTATACACATCAGAGGTTTCTAACATTTCTGTTGCTTTATAATGAATATTATGTTTTATCTGTATGAATGGTAATTTACCTTTCTTCAAATAAAATCTACATCTGATACGGATGAAGTAATATCTATTTTTATGTAATGCTTGTGGTGGTATCTCAGAACCTTTCCAAAAGTTAGGTTTACCAAGAGGATATACATTTCCACTTTCTGAGTGCATCATAGAGGGGTATAGGCTGTTCACATCTGCTGTAGTTCCATTGCGATATGTTTTACCACTTGCACCTTTAACAAGATAGCACCAGCCACCTCTGTATGATTTACGGATATACTGGTCTGCATTTTCTGAACCATATACAGCAGGGTCTAAAGAAATTTCTTCAAGTTTTGGGAAGAAAACATTCCAGTCATATTTGCCTAACATCTTTTTATATTCTGCTAAGCAACATGCACCGATTGTAAGTTTGTTATGCCCCTCTTCAAACATTATGTTCAATGCTTCTTTCAAAACAAGTACATCATTTTTTATGTACTTCATTTCTTCATCAGTTATCTTGCATCCTGCATATCTGTAACCCTCATAGTCCATGTCTAGTTTTCGGTGTTCTGTTTTAAATGCTTCACCAATTTGTGCCAATGTGAATGGTAACAACTTCAAACTATCTTTAAGAGTGTAAATGTGTGAATGATATTTGAATGTTATTGTGTACCATTGCCCCATTGAGGATATAGAATATATTAGTTCTTTTTCTTTTAAGTCCTTTTTGTCTTTGAATTTGTATTGTTTTTCTGCTATTAGCTCTAGTCCTTGTTTAAAATCTAACTCTGTAATGAGGAAAGACAACCAAAAGTTTCCATCAAATTTTAGATTGTGATAGTATAATATGGCATCCTCGTCTTGACTATCTAAGTAGTCTAAGGTTTCAGCTAAAGAATGGAATACTAATGGCTCGTTACTGTCTAATGAAACTATTGCACTTGACCATGCTTCTGTGTGGTCTTGCCCCTCATACACAGTAGTTTCTAAGTCAGCACTATAAATTTTCATAAGCCTAGAAATTCATTCTCCATCCTTTCTGCTTCTTTCGCTGCTTGTATTTCTATCTGTACAGTAATTGCTAACATCTGTTCAAGTGTTTGATTGAGTAATATATAAATATCACTTGGTGGTTGTAATGTAACAGCTATTGAATAATCAAGCTCTACATTTTTTGCCATTGATTCGGCAACAATATCTTTTCCATATTGGTTAATCATATCTTTTAATTCATCAAGAATAGCCGTGTGTACTCTTGCTATTTCTTCTATATGATATTTTGCTATTGCTGCTGTTTTATCTCCCTCATAAGAGCCATCACCACCTTTGTCAATAAATGCGTATGTATCTTGCATGATTATTTCAAGACGGTCATAAAAATCTGATAAATATTCCTGCGCAAAGTCTATTGTAGGAATATTTTTTCTGTCTATTGGCGTACCTATTAATTCTGCTGGTATTGATTGAATTGTTTGTGCTCGCTGTTTATATTCTTTTGCGTATTGGTAGACTGATGGGAGTTTGTTTCCTGTTTTTGTGAAGTAGTCGTTCCTTACCTTTTTCCATATGTTTCTTAGTCTTGTTATACTTTCTTTTCCAGTTACATCTATACCAGCCATCTTGAGTGCTTTTTGATAGGTCGGTATTAAACGTGTGTTCTTCTTTTTCTTTGCCATTTTTAACCCCTTTCAATGTTTCATGTGAAACATTAACATTTAAGTAATAATTCTTTAGTTATTGCTTCTATTACTCTCAACATTATGTCCTCAACTGATGTTTCATATAAATAAGACTCAAATATTGATAATGTCGTGGTTTCTGTAATTGTATATTTATTAGTATAGTTAATATCTATACAGTAGTAATAATCATCAAACAACTTTGATATCCTATATGATACACCTAATCTACTACTTATAATATGTATTCGATTTATAATATCTTTCATTTTTGTTAAGCAAACATCTGTTATATATTGCTCTTGCATCTTACACCCCTTTCAATGTTTCATGTGAAACATTATGCTAAACAATCTTTTAAGAATACCATATTTTTGCTTAACAATTGACTGATTAATATAAAATGCACTACCTGAATCAGAATATATTATTGGTTTGGCTCTCACGTTTCTTACCTCTTTTCCTTTAAAGAAAAAACACCCAGCACCTTTTATAGTGCTGAGTGCTTACGATTATGCCTATTAGTTTCTTATTAAATTAATGAACAAGTAAGAACTGTCTTTCCTTTGTAGTTCTTGCTAGGAATGAGATTAAGCTGTATGCCCCAATCTTCACCTGCATCGTGCATTTCATCCCAAATTGACTTAAAGCTATTCCAAAATGCACTTGAACCAGTATAGTACTTGTTACCATCTGCATCAATTACAAGGTAGTTATCATAGTCTGTATCATCAGACTTTTCATTGTGTACCCCTACGATTACGTAGTCAACAACCTTTGTGATAATTGCCTTTGCATCATTCTTCATTGCTTCTTCTGCCATATCGTTTAACTTGATGGCATTTCCTAAGTCCTTGAACATTACTCTTTCCTTAGGTGAAAGCTCTCTTGATGATTCTTTGATTGATGCTGAATATGATGCGCTTGTGTTCTTTTCTTTTGCCATGATTTTTTGTTCTCCTTTTCTCTTTTATTTGATTATTAGTTTTTATTATGCTTCTACTTCTGTTTCTGCTTCTGCCTTAAGTGGCTGTCTTGTTGCTGGGTCAAGCTCTGTTGCAAGCTCCATGAATTTAGCTGTATCAAGACCAAACAACTTGTGAATCTTTTCAAGTGACTCAATTCTGATGATTACTTCATCAGTACCAGCTAAAAGTTTTGTGCACTCTTTAAGTGCTTTCTTTTCATCCTCAGTGTAATCCTTACTGAGCATTACTTCTTTCTTTGATACCACATCAGTTGTCTTTGAAACAACCTTAAGTGTTACCTTAGTTCCGTCTACGCTTCTTGTAATCATTTCTTTTCTCATTTTTGTTTCTCCTTTTTTCTTTTGTTTGCTATTTAGGTTTGTAGTTTATACCGCCAGCAGTTTAATGTTTCACATGAAACATTCTGCTAATTCCTAGATAGGACTTGACACCTATATCTCTCTTTGGCACTAAGGGGTGAGCGCATTTCTTATGCTACTAGGAAACCAAGATGTGAGTTTTGGAAGGAACTCATTGCTTGCTACATTTATAGTGTAGCACTATTGCGTATGCTTGTCAACATATTTTTGTAAAATTATTTGAAATGGTGAATGTAGACTATTTTGTATTTGTTGCGTTTTAGGTACACAAAATCTTGTAGGGCTTGTGAGTGATTGTCAGCATAGAATATATGTTCTTTATTATCTGTCTTGTCATAGTACCATATATCTATGGCTTTTATGATGTTAAAATAGAGTAATAAAAGGGCGTATAATCTCATGGGGTTATATTCCTTTCGTGAATTATTTGTTCGTGGTAGTGATAGTAGTTATTCATTATTTGAGCGGTTTTTGAGTAGGTGAAGAAATATATGAGGATGAAAAAACAGATTGTGAATGTGAGTATGGCGAGTGTGAGGATTGTACCATTTTTGCGTATCTGTTCATCACGCTCTTTTGTGAGTTGCTCTATTTTTTCTGAATCTTTTTTCTTTTGGAAATTAATTTCCTTGAATACTTCTTTAACTATTGTTTTGCCAGCTAGTTCGGTGGATGATTGTGTTTCAAAAAGTGACATGGTTAATCTCCTTTCCTGATAGTTATTGAGAGGACTAAACCAGTTTCTTTGTCTAATGATACTGTTATCGGTATGTCATTGAAAGTGTAGAACTCTCTGATTTTATATTTTGAAAATCTTTTTGTTACGTACTCTGAGTGCGCTTTTATGTTGTTATATACTTCTGTTAAACCAAACATTTTGTGTTACTCCTTACATTATTCTGCAACCTTTTGTTACTATCTCATTGATGAAATCATCGTGAGTGTTGTCAATGTCTATTATGTACATTTCATCACAAAGTGTTGAGCATTTATCAGCAAGACGTTTGTCTGCTTCTGCACTTCTAAGTGCGTTGTATGATATTCTTGCTATGTAACGTGAACCATCTGTGTTGTAATTAATGCCTATTACCATCTTGTATCTCCTTTGTATATTCCTATGTAGTTAATAAGTGTGTCTAAGCTAAAATTTTTTGTGATAGCATCAAATATACATGCTAAATCTGAGTATACTACACCCTCTGCTAATGTTTTATCATCAGGAATTTCCATTATTACTTTACCTAGTTCTGAGTGAATCATTTTTTATTCTTCCTTTCTCTTGTATTTTTGTAATTATTTCACCTGCTGTTGCATCTAATAAACCAGCTATTTTATAAAGACAATGATTGCATATTAAATTATAACCCTTATATGAACTACTATCTTTTAATGTTGTATACTGACCACACATACAGCATAAATACCTATTTTTTTCACCCTTTTCAAATAAGGGTGCATTATTTTTATCATACTGACTTAAAGCCATAATACTCTCCTTTAAAATTCTTTAATTGTTTCACGTGAAACATTTTTAGGTTTTCTATCAAGTGGTAATATGAAACCAAAGTGTTTGATAGTGTTTATTCTGTCACTGTCTCCATGCCATATCTCTATTTTACCATCTTCACGAATTATTTTATAGTATCTTATCATGGTTTATTGTCCTCTCCTTTGTATCTGTTATTTAATATTGTTTGCATATATGTGCCCATATCTTGTAAAGTTTTGAGTGCTTCTATGCCAGCTAATATGCTTTCCTCTTCATAGTGTCGCATATCGTATTTAAAGCGCAGTTCATCTAGTGTTTCAATGTGGTCTTGATAGGTTGCCATTAATATAACACTTCCTTTCCATCATCATACTTTTTAATCATTTCTTGAACATCTAATGATACACAGCCAATTTCGCTTTCAAAAGTATAAAAAGGACATTCCTCACATATCCAATGTCTACAGTTAAAATCAGCCATAGCTCTAAGACTTTTCAACATTTCATCATTTACTATATCTTTTCGTTTAATCATTTTATCTCCCTTACTGGTTTAACCACCCACCAGCAAGGCTGTTGTTATACTA